AGTTGTACATCTGTAGTTGAATAACTATCTAAAGGATTAACTTGGGATCTTAAACCTACAATAGCTACTGCATCGCTTATGTCGTGCATACGTACAGTATTAGGTGGTAAATTGGTTTGTCCTGATACTGCCCAATTATCTATATCTCTATCTATAAATACCAATAAGCACGTATCTCCTGCATTTATAGGAAAAGTGACTGCACCACCACCACCACCTAAACATAATACCGGTACTTCATATAAGTGTGTATATGCAACCAATGTAGGATTTGTACCAGAAACTGTTTGTGAAGTTGTAGTTTCACCACTTGATGTAGTGAGTCCAGTTGAGGCAGATTGAGTATAACCTATAACCATCTGCATATTTATAGATACAGTAGCTATTTGTTTAGATGCATTAAAACTAACTATTGTACCAGTTTGTGCACAAAATAAACCAGAAAGAACTTCGCTTCTTAATTGATTAAACAAAATTCTAAGATCTGGCTTAGTAGGTGTTAACGGAGTAAGAATATTTGTTTCTGTAGTAGGTGTAGCCATAACTCAACTTGGTAAACTTAAGTTTCCTGTAATAGTAACAGGTGTTGTACCTGCATAAGGCTTATAAAGATCTAACGTAGTAACAAATTGTCCATTAACACTTGGTGATATTATGCCTTCGTGTTTTATACCATAAATAGGATATATACCATTATATGCAGGATTTTCTGTACTATTAAGTTTTACTAACTGTCCAATGTAAAATGAAGGTTCAAACAACATTTTGCATACTACGGATGAATTATCTGTAGGCATCGGTACATCTAATAATCCTGTTGCTGAACTAATTTCGTAAGGTTCTTTACTTGTGATAAATCCTTCGTTTTTACCCATTACTCTTAATTGTGATAAATCAATCGTAGCATTTAATTGATATTTATCTAATATGTTTTGTATTTGAGTAAAAGTAGGACCTACAAAACTTTTCGGTCTTATAAATTGTATATCTGGTATTGTACCAAAAAGAGGAGTTGGAAACGCAGTAAGTAAATCGCTATTTAAATCAATTAACGCCTGTTTTAAAGTAGTTTGTGGATTAGTAGTAAAATTAGAAAAACTATTAGAATACATAAATGAATTATCTTTACAGGTTAATTCAGTAACTATGTTATTTCTTCCTATGCGGTAACTTCTACCGATCATTACCTGACCATTAAAAATCAATCCTTGATTTCCTAATTCATAACCAGCCCTTAATTGCACAGGAACATAAAGACTTTGTGTATAATAAGGTTTTAATAATTGGTTTCTTTGTTCTTCAGATAAATTATAAAGTTTAAATGTACCAGTATTAACACTAGACATAAAAGCTCTATCTATACTAAATTCTAAAGATATTGGTAATGTTATGGATTGTGAAGCCGTTGTTGTGCGTGTAAACACGCCTTTGTCTGTCGCACGTTGTTGATTACTTGCGATAGTTTGATTAAAACCATAATTAGGACCAGGTGTTGATTTAGTTACTTGAGTAACTGGACCAATAGGTGGTACTCCTACAGTTAATGTATATGTACGGTTAAATTTCAATTACCTACAAATATTGTTGTTTCAAGTGCTTTAACTTGAGCTTCGGTTAATATAAATAATTGTGCATATCCATCTGAAAAATCACTAAGATTGTATGGATCATATCCATCTGATGTTGTGCAACCTAATCCAAATGGTAATATATATTGATATTGTCTAAGTAAATTAGGAAAAACAGTTATTCTATTTCCGTTTACTTCATAAGCAGGGTTTGAACCATTCCATGTTAAATTAAAAAACCAACCCTGTTGATTTGATTCATAATATAAATTAATTGTAGCCATAGTTCCATTTATTGTAGAAATGGAAAAGGTTTGGTTTAAATTATTAGTTATGCCCGATATATATTGCATAATTATAAATTATCTATGGCATCCCATGCTGCCGACATTAATGAAGCATCATCACCGCCATTAAGTGTATTAATAAGATCTGCAACTTGCGTTTGAGAATCTTGCTGAATAGTCACAGCTATTTCATTATCATCATTAGTTAATTCAGCCAAAGCGTTGTTTAATACATCGTTAATAGATGAACTTAGCCAACCTTGTGCTAGGCTTTCTACTTGTTGTATTGTATAAGGAACAGTACCTGCTGAACCAGCATTAACTGGTAAAGTAGCTTGTATTTGTGCTGAGGAATTACCTGCAGTTGCAGTTTGATTAGCTAAATTTTGACCAAGTATTCTTACTTTTTTAAATGTAACAGTAAAATCTGTTATGTTAGTAGTTGTTTCATTTTGAACTGGTTCTACAGATTCAATAGCCATGCTACTAAATATACCCCAAGGGGTTTCTACTGTAAAAAGTACACGTCCTTGCCATAATTGATATAAATATCCAAATATTAATGCTTGTTTATTACCAGGATTGTTGGCTACAGAACTGTGGCCTAAGTAATAAGAATATACGCTATTACTATTTGCAGATACATAAGAAACAACACTGCTTTCTGAACCAGCTTGTGCTTGATAAGTACCTTGAGTAAATATTGGTTGCAATGCACTGTTTAAAGGCAATGGATTAACTATTTGCGTAGGAGCATTAGTAATTACAGGTAGATTATAAACTAAATCACCAGTAGAACCCTTTAATGTTACTTTTTCTGGTGAAAGAGATATTTGATCATGTATTGCAGTATTATCTTCTAGATAATGATCCGTAATTTCAGATTTTAATTCTGCACGTTCCTGACCTCGTATATCAAATATTAAACCACCTATACCACTTGGCAATGGAGAAGGATATACATAAACAGTATTAAAATTAGTTAATGCTGCAGCAGTAGAAGTCTGTGAAGCAAAAACGCTAGAGGAATCTGTAGGTACTACGTTTGTTGCCATGTTAATATTGAGAAGAAGCTAAACTGGATTGTGCAGCTATTCCTGCCATTTCATATTTCCAAAAATCTTTTACAACATCTATAAACTTTTCACCAGCAACTTTACCATCGCCACCATGATTTGTTTGATTTACAGTTAAATTAATTAACTGTTGTTGTGCTTGTGCTAATTTAGGATAGCTAGCAGGTATAGTAAATAAAGTATCTGGATTAGGTAATTTATTTAATTCAGAAAAATCTAGTCCCATGCCAATTTTAACAGACGACTTAAATATAGGATATAATTCGTTTATGCCTTTTAATATTTTATCTACAACATTTGCAAAGTTAGTAAGTGGCACTACCAAATCTTTTCCAATAGTTGTGCTTAATAATTTTGCTTGTAAATTAATATCACCCCAAATGCTATTAATTTCTTTTAATTTGTTTATTTCTTCGTCTGTATAACGAGCAGCACTTTCTTGCTCAGAAGGATTAAATTTTCCTGCTCGTATTGCAGCATAAATATTAGGGTCTTGTATACCTAAACCTTGCGCAGCTTTAAATGCAATCGGTGCATTTATGCCAGAAGATTGTCTTAATGCTTTACTTATTTTATTAAAAGCAGTGTATACGTCTTCCCTAGGATCTATACCTAATTGTGAAAACCAAGGATTTGACGCACGATTAGTAGCTACATCAGTCATTATCTGTTGTAGTCTTGCAATAGTAGCAGCCATTTCATCTGCACTACTACCAACTTTAATTGCTTCTAACTGCCAGCTTTGTAGAGTATCCGTAGATAAACCTGTGCTTAAACTAAAATTCTTAAGATTGTTTCCAGTGCTAATTGTGGAACTTGAAATCTTATCTAATGCTATTACTGCACCTGCTATTACTGCTCCAGCAGATAAAGCTTCAATTCCTAGTTCACTAAATGCTATAGCTAAATCATTAACATCAGCTTTACCCTGATTTATCTTATTAAATGATTTTACATTTTGTTCGTAAGCTTTTTTCTTAGCAGCCTCTTCTTTATCGTATGCTTTTTGCATACGTTTACGAAAATCTTCTTCTGCTTTAGCTTGCTTTTCTTTTTCTCTAAAATCTTTATCTCTTAATTCTTTTTCGTACTTATATCTTTGTACGTGACTATCTTTTTGCTTACCAGCTTCTACTTCTTTATTTTCTAATACTTCTGGTTTCTTTATCTCAATATTAGCTAATGAGGTAAGTTTCTTTTGTACATCACCTAAAGATGAACCTAAATCTTTAGCTGCTTTTGCAGCCTGTTGTAATTGCTTAGTTACAGCATTAAGCGCTTCAGGATTATCTACTTTAAATCCTAATTTTACAAAGAAGTCTGCAATCTGGCTCATTTCTTATTTTCCTTATTAAGTTCGTATTCGGTTTCAGTGCTTTCGGCCTGACAGATATGAAAGTACCATGCGTCTAAGACCAAATCAGTAGGCATCTGCAAGATTTCTTGCAAAGTACCTACTCCCTTTAAGTTTAACTGTAAAGCTATCCGAACCTCTGGACTTAGCTCATCTCGGACTTTTGCCCGTTGCCACTTGGAATCCCTTTTTGGATTGATGACAGCGATGCGAGGTTTTTGAAAAAAGGGGCTAAGTTCAATGTAGCCACCTCCCAAGCTACGAGAAGGAAATCTGGACGATTGTCTTCAGAATCAAAGGTATTTGCTGCTATTCTTGTAGCAGTAAAATCTTTAATTCCTTTGAAAGTGCATGACATCATACACTTCCATATAGCTTCTTGTACGTGTTCGGATGTCCCAACTTTAATTACTATATCTTTAAGCTGGGATGCTTCTAGTTGAAACAGTGTGCTTAAATCAAAAGCAGCACCAGGTTGGCCTATAGGAACTCCAACGAGTTCTTTAAAGACTGCATTAAACAATTTCATACTGTCGGAGAATCCAGCTAACTGGAATCCTAGAACAGCACCGCTAGATAGGGGAATATCTTTCATTGTAATTTAATTAACCGATTTGACGTGTGCCAGCAGCAAACTTGAACTTCCAGATTGTTACACCTTGTTCAGTTTCGCCTTCTACGTTACTCTTAACTTCTGGAATACTTGTTGGTACACCACCTGTTAAAAGATAAGTATCGTTTGTTACGTTGCCTTGACCATCACCAACACGCTTTACTAACTGTAAAGTTAATAGAGGAAATGATGGTGGATCTTGAAAGAACAAACGCTGGAATGAATTAATATAAGAATCGTTATTGCTACCACGTATTAGGCGTAGCGTACATTCCGTCAACTGACCAAGGGCACTAAAAGCAATAAGAGTATTGCCATTCTTACCTGGTTTAAATTGAGCCGTTTCGTTAGGAAATGTAAGTGAACCTACATCGCCATCTGCGAAATCTGTGAGTAATGTACCGTTTAACAGAATTGTGTCGTTACCGTTGAGTGATATGTCAGCCATGACTATTTAAGAATTAAGGGTTGATAAAGATGATTCCGTTAACGCTCTGAATAGCTCCAGCAAACTTAACACCAATTTGAACTAATGGAGCGACTCGGTTTTGACGTTGTGCTTGTAATTGTTGAGATACAGGTTGCGAATAGATGTAATAACCAAAGTCAGCAATATTGCGGATTAAATCCACAGGATTACCAAAGGTTGTTGCAGTCCATTGACCAGGAGCAAGGAATCCATTAGCTACTGCCTGATTAAGAACATTTGTCATAGCTCCTTTTAATGCAGTCATACCAGATTCTGTTTGTGGAATCTTAGTAGGTGTTTGAGCTAAGAAGTTAAATGTAGTTGTTTGTAATGTATTGAGCAACCAAGTCATGTTGAATACATTATCAGCATAACCATTTGCACCAGTTGAAATAGTTTCTGGAATACCTTGAATTGAGGTATAGAAATCAGTTCCAACCACTTGGCATTGTACATAAGTTGTAGAATCAATACCGCTATCAGCTACTAAGCTACTACCAGGTTGAATACCTGTTAATTGCTTAAAGTTCATTGTAATTGTCGTGTTACTTCCATTGAAGTTTGTGGACAATAAACGTGAAGCATAAGCAGCAGCAAATAAACGAGCAGCTTGGGCACTTACTGTATAAAGAAGTGTACGTGTTTGCTGATTGCCTGCAGCAAATACTTGATAGCACATACCCTGTGGTGAACCACTAGAATAAAGATCTGATTTATTATTTGTTGGAGCAAATAATAGTGTCTTTGGTGTTAATGCTTGTACTTCATTAGAAGCAGCTACGATTTCAGAAACGTTAGGATTATATGCACACCAGCAAATACCACCTGTGTAAATTAATTGAGTGATTGCAAAGATAGCTGTTGAAAGCGTATCAGCACTTGTCATTGGATAAATTACCAACTGACCACCACCAGAAAGAATGTTTGGTGATTGGCTAAATACTTCTTGAGCCATTGCATAAGTTTCTGAACCTGTACCGAAATCAAGACCTACTTGAATTGGATCAGTATAAACTCTGTAGGTACTACCAATAATAATTGTTGGAACAGTAGCATAATTAGCACCACCATTAATAACATTAATTCCAGTTACTACACCACTAGAATTTACAACTGCTGTACCAGATGCAGGAGTGATTGTATTTCCTGTGGTTGGTGTACCACCTACGAAAAATACTGTTGGTATATTTGTATAACCAGAACCACCACTGCTTATTGTAATTGCACTTAATCCTAATGGAATAGCACCACCAGAAAGTGAACCAGTTACCGATGCTACTGCACCGTGACCAAAACTTGAATATGAAGGACCGGAAGAAGATGGTGATTCTGCCGTAATAATAGCCAACGAATTTACGTTGTACGCTGGAACACCTGAGCCAGGTTGTTCAACGGTGAAGTTAACGAAGTTATTAATTGATAGTGACATGATTTATACGATTAAGGATTTGTGATTACTTCCGGCCCCAAATATTGATCGTAATAATCAACTGGTACCGTCCGAATGAAGGCTGTTAAAACATTAAAAGTTATAGAATAACGTGTAAGTCTTGATGCTCCCTCGACATAGGAAGTATCGTTAAAAGAGGTTGGTAAATTGCCGATTGTGAACCCATATTTTTCTTGTAGTTGTTCAGCCCTCGTTGAATTTAAAGCAAACAATATTTCTTGTCTTCTTGCTCTAGCATCATTGTTCCTAGACATAATTTCTATCGAATATATCTGCTGAACATTTTGAGTTTGAACCTCATTTAAAACTACAGTTTCTGGTTCACCTACGACAGTAGAAGGTATGTAACCGTTTTGATAAGATATACTATGACCGTAGATTTTATCTCCCAATAATCCTACAGCTACAAATATAGTATCATCTGGAGGTATAGGTATACGTTGATTATATGTAACTACATGATTGTTATCAAGTTGCAGTTGATCACGTATCAGTTTTACCAATAAATTAATTATTTCAGGTTTCGGTTGCACTATTGTAGTCCTCCACCAGTCGATATTTAAAATAACCAAATCGTGACCAATTCCATTTATGTACTACACGATAAATGACATTATCAATGACTACTTGGTCATTAGGTGTCATTTGCGGATCTGTTACACAATAAAGGTTTGAATGTCTCCACGCACGTTCACCTTCAAATTTGAAATTAAGTTTTTGACCTACTGAAGCAGTAAGAAAACCCTGTGTTTTAAATTGATAAGATACTGTTACTGCATCGCCATCTTGTACTCTTACACGATTGATAAGCATTGTTAATGGTTGTGACCATCCGCTTACTGTATAACGACCTTGAGGCGCAGTATTAGTATGAGTTAAATTGATTTTTCCTGCTCCTACAATAGGGCCAGGATTTGTTGGAAATGTTTGTGTAGGTGTAATCATTTAACCACCTCATAACCAAATGAAGACTCTAATTGTTTAGAATCTATTAATATTAATCTAGAAGGACGATTATATCTTTTTCTATTAGCTATAGTAGCTTCTGATAATTCTACCCAGCCTGTTGGTATACCTTGAGATTTAAAATTATCATCCACTAATTTTACTGCCGTTTGACCTACTACTTCCAACATTCCATAAATGCCAGATGTGGCAAAACTATCTTTCCACGTCGTTTCAGATACATTGTTTAATCTTGATCCCATGAGTGTCATCATAGGTTTTCTTAAGATTGAACGCATTGGTACACCTATTCCAAATTCATGCTTATAAGCTATCTGTGAATTAGTTAATTTCCTGTCTTTAGGATATACAGGTGTACGATTATTGCTTTCAGCCATTACTCCAACTTTAACGGCTAATTTACTTTTAGCTTTTAAAGCCTTGGTAAGACCTTTAAGCTCTTCGGTGTTTAATGTAACCGTAGCTTCCATAATAATTACTACGGTAACGTCTCTCTAAAAGCTACGAATACGTTGGCAATTAATTGAGGACTGATTATCTGTAGATACATTGCACCATATCTAGTTTTACTAAAATGTGAGAGCATTGGGTCCTGAGCTATCCGTTCTGGGATTTGAAATCCTTCAGTTACGGAGTCGATGCTTTTGGATACAGTCAGCCAACTATATTGACTGCCCATGCCCTCCTGAGCAGCCAAGAGCTTTTCCACTAGCTGGTGCGCTGCTAGATATAGGAAAGCCCGACTAAAGAACTGCTGTGTCGGAAATAGAGCTTGGTTAATATTAAACTGAGCATCAAAAATTGCTCCGCTAATATCATTGTCTGTTACTTTGCTTAAATCAGATGGATCTCCAGCACCACCAGTAATAGTGATAATTGGAGGTTGTCCATAATTAGATCCACCATTTGTAACGGTAAATCCAGTTACCTGACCGCCTGCAATACTTGCAGTAGCAGTTGCGCCTGTGCCAAGATCTCCTGGAGCAGCTCCCACAATGACTGTAGGTACGGTGGCGTAACCGAACCCACCTGCTCCAAGAGAAATTGACGTTACGACTCCAGAGATGTTAATTGAAGCAATGCCAGAAGCTCCGTACGCAGGAACTGCATAAGGAAAGTCGCGGGAGAATTGCGATTTAAAATCACTAACAGTTGGAATCGTGAATGGCACAATTAAGCAGCCTTATTTTTTGAAATAGCTTTCGGCATATTCTTAAGCATTGCCTCTAGATTTTTGACTCTATCAGCAAGCTCTTGATTTTCCTTTGAAAGCTCTTCTACTTTTGCTTTTTGTTCCTCTGCCTTAGCATTATTAGCAGCAGCGTCTGAACCAACGTCTGATGCTAAAGCAATGTGTTGAGGAAACATTTTAATCCACTTGTCCGCTAACCATTTAGGGACCGACGCAAAGTCGGTGCCCTTTATGGTATATGAACCGTGGGTGTAAGAACCAAATGAAGATTTGTTCTTGTTGTAAATGCGCACGAGACCTTCGTCCGGCACGGAAGCGACGGTGGGAGTCGCATTGGCTTCAGTTATCATAGTATTGTTTGTTTAGGTTTAATCCTAGCTTCCAATTAGTATTGGAAGCGTAGAACTTCGAGGTTACGATAAACATTAGTACCTGTGTACTGACCATAACCTACGTCAGCAAACGAGAAGTTGTTCAGCGAGTTTGGTTGTGTGGTTGTATATGGTACTGGAATATCCATACGTACTGATTCTGCATCATCACGATATAGCATATAGTAGTGGAGTCCTGCTGGATTATTAGCAGCATCGCAATAAGCGAGTGGCATAATCTTGAACTCTTTTTCCATAGGAGCTACTGCACGAGTAAATGCTTCCTCTAAGTACTGGATTATTGGAACTGGATATGTACCAACTGTACCAGGAGTTAAAGCAGGAAGACCTGTCCAATCAGCATAAGGAATGACCAAACGATTTGGCATTGCTGTACTATTAGTATTAGCAAAGTAAGTTTGGATTAATGTCGTTACAAACGTCTGTAAACCAGCAGCGTTTAAGCTACTAATTGGAGCAGTAATTAAACTGGTGTTTGTATTGATGCTTGTGTTCGTGAGTAAACCAGGAATACGTGTATCTGTAGCATCACCTAAGAAAGCGATCTTTTGGATACCTAAGTCCCAGTTCTTTTTACGAGCGCGATGTTTGCGTTCAATAATATCCCAGTTGTTAGCACGTAGAGCTTGTTCAACATCGAAGATGGAATATTGGATGCCCTTAGCCCAGTTTTGGACATAAGCACTTACGCCATCAACTGCAACGTCAGCAGAAGCTAAACGAGCATCAGAAGAACCTGTACGTAAGTTACCAGATGAGAAATCATCAGCTAATTCGTATGTACGGTTTGTTAAGATGTCTGCGCTGAAAGCACCATCACCAACGACGACTGGAATATAATCAGCAGGAGCAACTGTGTAGAACTTTTGTTCTGTTAGCTGCTTCTTGATGTATGTTAAAGTGTCGATTACGATCTGGTAACCAGTTGCTGTATCAGCCGTATCACCAACTGCGTTTAGACGTGAGTCTAATGCGCCAGAATTATGATCACCATCAACAAAGATGGAAAGACCACTGGTTTTACGAGAACTGAGAAACTGTGGTTCACAGACTTCGTTGTTGCGAACGATCTCTCCAGCTTTTAGTTCTGAAGGATCCTGTAGAGTACGGCCTGTGCCGCGATAGAAAACACTGTTCATGGTAATTTTTCCTTAGTTAAGATTTAAGATTAGGGAGCGATAGTTACTAGACCAGTTGTGCTGTTAGAACCTACATCGATCTTAACTTTGATTAACTGGTTAGCACCACTTACTTGAGTAAGAGCATAACCAATCGTGTAATCACCAGCAGTTGAATCTGAAGCAACCGTAGCGTCGTTAGTTGATGTAGTTGGGTTAGTAACTGAAACACGATTACCACGATTGATCGCAGCAGAAGATTTCAGATAAATGATGTTAGAAGTTGAAGCAACTTCGACACGATCAGAAGCTTTGTATGTATTCTGACGTACGTTGTATGAGATGACACCATAAACTGGGCCATCGGAAGGACCAGAAGTAACGTCAACGACGATTTCTGGACCTGCATTAGCAATCAACTTTACTGCACAGCCTGCTTGGATGTATGAAGCAGTTGTGTTTGGGTTGATTTGACAAGTTTCGGTATCGACGTTCGGCTGGAAAGCAACCTGACCGATAACCGGAGCTTGTGTGAACTGGTTTTGATTGAGCGAGTATTGGCTCATGGTATTTTTATTATTTTATTGTTGTTATCAGTTCTTGGCTGAGTTCGAACCAAAGAGGTTCTTACCACGCGCAAGCCGGTCGTTGATCGAGCCGGAACTATTCAAACGAGACACAGAGTCGAAGCTCTTCTTGAGTTGAGCTTCTGCAAGTGATTTGAAGGAAGCATTATTGCGTTCCTTAACTGCAGCAGCGTTTACACGCTCTGCTTCTTCTTTAGCAGCTTTTTCTTTTAGTTCTGCTTCTACTACTGCGTTATCACGCACATCAGCTTTATCTTCAGCTACTTTTTCAGCTTCTGAAGTTGCTGGAACTTTTGCCTCTTCTTTAGTAGGCATTTCTGAGTTAGCACGAGGATGGTGCATACCAGCAATAGGGTTATGACCTTTTGTACCTTCATCATATCCTGGGACATGACCCATGTGTGTTGCTGATGCTACTGGAGTAGCGTGAACTGTATGACCATGATGTGTTTTATAAGCGTGGATCAAATGACCTACGTTATAACGGATACCTTCATGCTCGATATGGTCATCGTGATGAACGGAATGACACATATTATCACGGGCTACTTCTACCATTTCTTGTAGCGTTGCTGATTTCCCGTCACCGATGTCGATACGAGAAGAAGGAGCAAGTTCACTCACCTGCTCCGCTTTGCTACCTAAAGAGGCAGCTGATTTGAACCATTTAAACATAATATTGTTTTGTTTAGTGTTTAACCTTATTTCCGCATCTTCGAACCGAGGACGTTGATCCGGCGGGACAATAGCGAGATGATGAAATTTAAAACGCTTGATTTCCCTACCATAGGGAATGTTGTGCCAAGTACCACCTGGCCCAAAGTCTTTGGTGTTTAGTTTTGTACCTACGCTAACGCCCTTGTGCTTTCTAATCATTTCACGGGCTTGCTCAGTATCAATAGAACCTTCGCACACAAACCAACCTTTATCGGCATCGTATTCTGCGTGGTCTACATAACCATGTGCTACATCACTAAATTCATTAATAGTGGTAGGAATATGGTTAATCGTGAGGGGACAACCAATTAAGGTATCAAGTGCCTCATCAATAGCTTCCTTTTTGATTAACTCTACATCGCCACCTTTTACGTCCCTGTAATTAACAAGGCCAGGTTCCATAAAGTAGCATTTAAAACGCTTACCAGATGAAACCAAATTTACACGTTCACTCCAGATGAGAGCATCATCTTGTGACGTGGTGTTAGACTCGATAGATTCAGTTAGTTGCAACCATAGAAGGAAGGGCTGGATCGCAGTCGCTAATTAGGGCGAGTTGGGATTGTAGCCGATTCAATGTTTGTTTGCGTCCTTTTATGCTAGAGTCAAGCCTTGCACGCTTTCTTTCTGCACGTTGTATATCATCTAAAAGAGCTTTATAACGGGCTTTTAGCTGAGTTGGACTTAAAGTTTCTTCAGATTTCATGCTGCGTTTAGCGTCTTATTTAGAGCGACAAGTATCCTAGCAGCACATCTGCAATTATAGTCTTCACCAGGGTGTCCACGTCTACCTGTTTCTCTATCAACAATAGGTGGATTATCCCAAGAAAATTGACGTTTTTCTAATAATCTATGGTCATGGCGCACTCTATTATCTAGGACTGTATGCCAAATGTAGCCTGGTGAACCCAAAGCATCTGCCTGTTCTTGTACGTAATTGGCAATAAGTAGATTTGTTTCCTGTATAGCCATAGTATTAGCCATACGATTAGCCTTACCATTATGGGCTTTAATTATACCCTCTAGCTTGTCCAGCCTGCCTTCATCCATGTTATTTTCTACTGCTTTATGCAGGCTTTCAACATGGTCTAAGGTATAGTTTTTAAGCTTATCTTTTAAATTTTGATGAAGCTTATCTGTTACTT